GTTGGATTGTTCTGATTAGGCATATAATCTACCACTCTATTAATCCTCCAATAAACACCATCTATATAAACTAATTTTCTAAAGTCTAGGTTGATAATATCAGTAACTTTTAAATCAAGAGATACTGTTCTTAGTCTTGGACTTCTCTTTAACATTTCTACCATATTTCTATAATATGTATCATACAGTCCTTTACCTGATTGATAAGCAGTATAAACACCTGTAGCATCATCATAATCTCTTACCCAAACATTTCCATAAGATAAGATTGGACTAGTAGTGCTATCTCTGTTAATCATTGTTGCTTGTGGGTATATGACTGAAAGATAATGTGAAGGGTCTGAAGTTGAATCAGCAGTTATTATTTTTGTTGTAGAACTCCAAGTCTGCACAACAGCAAATTTATCCGTAATAATACCTGAAACAGGAGAGTATTTATTCCAATACAATAATCTTGGTAAAAAATCAAAACCCTTGTTAGGTCTGCCTGAATCATTAGATGAAACAACATCTGTCCACAAACAAGCAGAAAATGCAGTATCAACATTTGGAACACCAGTAGTGTCATTATCTTTAGCATTATAAGTACCAGCAAAGAATGGATTTTCAAATGTACTATCTCCTTTCTCAAAAGTATCAGGTAGTGTTTCTCTGTATGGGTATTCATCTTCTACACCATCAAAAAATCTCTCTCCCCTATGTTTCACTTTACCATCAGCACTATCACTCTTGTACTTAAAAACTAAACTTCTTTTTAAATCATTCTCAATCCACTTGTCAGTTGTTTCATCTGCTCTACTTAACTTACTTGTCCAATCTATAGCCTCGTTGTATGGTTTATAGAAACTATCAAAAGGTTCTATATATACTGTTTTAGTAGTTTCATCAGTAGTCATCTGAAGATTATATGCGTGTGCAATACCTTTAATAAAATCTATTTGCTTATAATCAGGATTCATTACATCAGTTAAGTTGTAAGTCTGTCCGTATGCAACATTATTAGGGTCAATAGCAATAGTGTACTGACCATTAGCACTAGAAGATGTTGTTGCTGAGGTTGGTGTAGATGAGCCAAATAAATGAAAATCTAAAGTTGAAACTGAAGAACCATTTGTTTTCATTCTTACAACCACTTTTAATCTTAATTTATCTCCTTTATTTAAAAATTGAGAAAATTCACGTATAGTAAGTGGTATAGAGCCAGTCTGACTAGATGAATTTCCAAATTGTAGACTAAATGCAGATGATTGAACACTAGATATGCTTACCCAAGATGATGAGCCTGATTGACCTACAGTCTGAACCTGTACATCTAATTTAACAAAATCTACAGTATTAAATCTATTAGGGTCATTAACCCAATTATCAAAATACAAACCAAAATTATTAGCATTAATAGTGTAGTTCCCATACTCTTGTGCAGTAAATATTCCTGTTGCTGCATCCCAACCTGTATTGTCAGTATTTGTATTTAAAACAAAATCAACACCTGCATCATTTAAGTCAGGAAAGAACTCCGTATTATTATAACTGTTAGTACCTACTGTACTTGCAGTAAAAGAATCTATTAAACCTTCTCCAGTAAACTTATTACCATAAGATAATAACTTAAATCTATCATCAGGATTATTGTACTTAAAATTTGGCAGCAACCAAACATTCTTTTTAAACTCAGCCGTGTCCATAAAAGCAGAACTTATCTTATATCCAACACTACCAAATAACTTATCTAATGTATTTTTAACAAAAACAGCAGGTCGCCAGTCAGGTACAGGCAATGGAGTTCCGTAACTTTCTCCACCATCTGTAAATCCAAAATAACCAGTAGAGCCATTAGTAATATGAGTTGATGCTGTATCTAAAAGCTGTATTGTTCTGGTATCACCTTCTTCATTATATTGTCCATAAGATGTTATTGGATAGACTATATAAGAATTAGGATTAGTGTTGCAATCAACATCTTGCCAAGTAGCTACAATGCTGTCTTTATTGTATGTTAAATCCTCTCCATCAGTACCCCAAGCTAATTGATTCATATAAGAATCTCCTAAATCAGCAGCCCAAGTTAGATTATTACCATAGAACACTCCACTATAAGAAGATGGTACTTTACCATAACCACCTACTCCTGTTATTCTAATTAAACCTAATTGAGTGTACATACCTCCTGATATTATTCTACAAGGTTTTCTTTCTGTTATATTATTAGCGTTATTTATATTTGGTATATATAAGTGTTTTAATATATTGTTATTGTTCTTTGTTGCAGGAAACTTAAATGTCTTACTGTAATCCCCACTTGTTGAGGTTATGTCTTTAAAGTCTGAAATCTGAAAAGTCATAGCAAGAGGAAAGTCGGTATGACTTGTAATCTCTAACTCTCCAACTACACTAGCATCCCAATCAATAACAGTATTAGTGTTATCTGTATATTTATAATCTAGTATTTCAATTCTTACTGACATATTAGTTTCTTTGTGTTTGTACTTTATGTGCTAAAGTATATTCAATATTAAACTTAACTAGCCCTTCTGCTTGATTAACAGTTTCAGCATCACTATTAGTAATTATAACTGGTATATATCCCTTTGTTGATGGTCTAAGATAAGGATTGGATGAATAACCCTTAGCAGTAGCCTCTGTGTCTTTTTCTATCCAAACATTAGGCGATAATAGCATTTCTTCTAGCCACTTAGCCACAGACTTGTTTAAAGGCTCTGTATATACGCTTTGAACTCTATCTGCATTAACATTAGAAACCTCTCTACCTCCCTTATATAGATTACCACCTCTCATAGTATCTGAAACATACAAAGAAGTGTCAAGTTCAGGATTACTTTCAGAACCATTATCATTAAAAGAATTAGCCTGATACCAAGTTCTGTCTGCACTATTTCTCTCAACAACACTTCTACTTATAGTTAATCCCTCTACTACATCTCTTTTAGCAGTATAACTATCAATACCTCCCATTGAATTTAACCAATGAAACCTAACAAATCCATAAGGTATATTTTCGCTTTCTCTGTCAATCTCATACCAGTTAGAAGCCCCAAGTCTTTCGTCTTCCCAACTGCCGCTAGACTGAGAATACCAAACACCTCTATAGTGAATGCTGTACTTTTTTGTATTTGCCGTTATTGGTGATATTGATGTAGTGTATGGTCTTGATGCGTTTTGAGGTACTTTAGCATTTGCATTTATAAAAGCAGGGCTTACATTCTGTACTAGCATCCTGTTTTGATAGTCGGCGAATTGAGTAGAAGAATTTGTGTCATTATTCTTTAATATAGAATTGAAATCAGCCATTACAAAATTAGTCTGAGTCCCATTATAATCGTATGAAGTTCCGTACAACTCAAGTAGGTTATAATTATCAGGTAGAGAATCACTTGCAGGGAAAGAACCCCTAACATACCATTGTAGAAACTCTGCCTGTTCATCCATTCTAACCCTCTTGCTGTATACTACCTTATTTTCAGCAGTAGAATAATACCAATTAGGACATCTTGTAAGAAACCTTTTTGGAGATGTAGATGTGTTAGTGTACTCATTTAGAGTGAACTGTCGATCGTAGTAAACAGTATCTCTTTCAAATTGATTTACTGAGTTTATTGCAGTTACGTATGGTGGATGAGAAAGTGTATATCCTGCATCTGTTATCTCTCCATCACCATTAATAATATCAAAAGTAGCTGAAACTCTAACCCTTCTAAATGTACCGTTTTCAGAAACATTGTAATTACTTATAGGAGAAGTACCAATAACATTATCTTGCATCACTGCACCACCATTCATACCTCCGTAAAAAGAACTCTGCCAAGTACCTTTATTAATTGGACATAAGCTATATGATAGTTGGTCAGAAACTAACTGACTAATATCTATAGTGAATCTATGGTCTGTAGCAGCTGCACCAGAATCATATCTTTTATTTGCAATATCTCTTGACTTCTTAATCGTTCCAATAGTATTCCAATTAGTGCCATCAACAGTTGTTTCTACTTTAAATATAGCATTAACTATATCTCCCTTTCCCCCTGCTGTATAATTACCAGCACTTGGCTCTACACCCTCATTTAAACCAGACTTCACCCATTGAACTTGATACCTTAGCTGGTCGTTAGCACTTTTAAGGTAATTAGACCTATAATCCCAACTCATTGTAGCTAGATTGGTTGTAGCCCAATTAATAGGTACTATTCCCCAACTTAAACTTCCTAAATAATTTGCCATTATTAATATATTTTATATTTTAAATTTAAGTAACCCCTAACATCAGCAATTTCAGCAGATGATAATGCTCTGTTATAAACTATTACTTCTTGTATTTGCCCTGATAGGTATTCAGCACTCCCTGAGTAACCAATATTGAATTGAGCAGTATTGAAAAGAAATGCACTATCAAAATCCACGCTAGTATCAGTTTTAGTTATAGTGTTTAATGAATCATAATATTCAGAATTAATAGTCTTACCTTCTTTCTTTAATATTCCAATGTGATTTTCTCCTAAGTTGTAAGATATATTATTTGTAGATAGTGTTGTATCCCCATCTGATACTTTAGTATTAAAACTACCATCAGAATTAATACCAATAGCTATAGATGAAATACCATTTCTCCATCCAAAAACATTTCCAGTTACTTCATTCATCTTACTTACCTCAAATATTGTAAAGTTTGTAGTTATAGGTGAGTTGCTGTCTGAAATTAAGTTATCATTCACTCCATCAAAGCTAAAGTATGCCTTATCGTTCTGACCTCCATATCCTTCTCTTAAAGGTTGGTTAGCTGCATTAGATTGAGCCATATTATTGTTAGTTCCTGAACTATCTGACCAAGCACTAACTCTCTTAGTTGGTATATCAAATGTTACTCCACTATCCGCTCTTAACCATACTTTTAAGTCTGCAAAGTCTGATGGGTAGCTAGATACAGGTCTAAAACACTTAGTAAACGCACTCATTGTGAATACTAACTTGATTTGAACTAACTTATCGTTCTTTGTATCTTTAATTCTTTCAATCTCAATACTCTCATCATTAAGATAAGCCTCTACAGTTACATCTTGGTAGTTTTTAAGTACCATATCCAACCATTCGTTAGATAAGTCTTGTAAGTTATCCCATCTCTTTTGTAGTGTTACTACTGATTGTGCTGCTTGAGAATATAGATTGTAGAAGTTTATTTCAAATGAATACTCCTCTCTACCATCATATACTACTGGCATTATTGATTCAGGTGGATTTACTAGCATTAATGGGTACTGAGTGTCGTGGTCTTGATTAACTTCACCATCATACCCAAACTTTACATCTCCATAAGTCCATTTGCTGTCAAATACAGTTATTATATCTGTTAGTCTTGTTATTGCCATTGTTATGGTGTTATATTATTTTTATTATGTATCTTTTCTTGTACAGCAATTTCATAGTCGTTCTTAGCAGTATTGTAGCTCAAGTAAGTCAATACTTTATATAAATCTGTTTTTTTCACGCTATCAATATCATTATTACCTTCTATTCTAAATATTCCCTTCTCTGCCACCATATAAAGGCTATTAAGCCAACCATATGGCTTTATGAACTTGTTGTAGAGTCCAACTGTAGAAACTCTACCTTTGCCTCCTCCACTTCCTCTTCTGTTTTCCCCAAAAACATTTGGAAAGTCCGAGTTAATTTTACGCTTTGCATTGTCAAAAAAAAACTGAACTCCCAAACGAAATCCATACTTAATTCTTTAAACTTCTCAGTCTTAGCTGGTATTGCATCATCATCATATTCCTCATCTGCTCTCCTGCAAAGTATTGCCATTTGCTCAGGTAATACATCAAACCTTCCGTGTTTCATTATTTCTATTGTACTATCTAAGTGAGTAGACTCAATATAATCTCCAAATGTGTTCCTTCTTAGAAATTCTTTTGGAAATAAGTACTCTTCACCATCTAATTCAAACTTTTCTATACCCTTAGGCTTATATTCTTCTAAAAGGCTAGAGAATGTACCTACAGCGTCATTAACGCTATCTACATCAAGTCTGTTCATCTCATTTTGAGAAAGTCCAGTTAGATACATAAATATATCTCTATTCATCTTCAATAACTCTACTTCTGAGTGTTCAGGCTCAATTACATTACCCTCCTCATCTCTTTTAGTATATTGACTGATAATAGTGTATAATCCACACCAATACCTTAATGTAATGTCTTTCCACTCTGTTGGAATCTCGTATGAGTTGTTTTCAATCTTAATCTCTACCATATCTTAGTTGTTTGTTGTTTCTTTCTCTAACACACTCTCTAGCAATCTCTTTTCATCAGTAGCATCTATAAGAACATCTGCTAACTCTCCTGTAGAGTTCTCACATAAATTAGCAATCTTCTCTAAATGCACAATCATATCATCATCATTTTCCTCTGTTTTTAGTGCAGTAAGAAATCCAATAGTAGTATAGAACAACATATTTGGTATTAAAAAGATAAATTCAGCCATTGCTCCATCATCACCTTCAATCTTTAGTGTTGTTTCGTGGAAATTATTTGAATACAAGTAAACAGAGTCAAGTATGTTTAAGAAGTCTTGATATTTACCTGCAATCTCATATTCTGTAGCATAATACATTATTTTCTTAACATCTTCCATAAGACCTTCAACAACCACTTGATGACCTTCGTTTAGGTAAAGTATATCTTTCTTTTTCATAATTCTTTGATAATTTTTTAGTAATTATTCAAAACTACGCAAAAATAGTGATTTAACTATGAAACACTTTCACAGTTTTCCAACAAACTGAAAATTATTATGAAAAATATAAAACCTTACCTCCACCACTCCAAATCTCCTTGTTTACTGCCATTACTAAGCAGTCTACCATATCGTCGTGTTTAGCTGCAGGAAACTTAGCTAGTTGGTCTAAGAACTCATCATTCCAATCTCCATTAAGAAGGCTAACTCTACCACTCTCTAAAGATGCACTTACATCACTCACCCTTGCTACCTTGTCTTTAGTTGGTGGTTTGTCTTCTTTAACATTAAGTCCTGTTTCTCTTACTAGCGTTTGCACAATAGATTTACCTGATGCTTTAGGTTCTACATATATTCTACTCCTATTTGTATATCCATTCTTTTGAACCCACTGCTGAATGAACTTTACTAAGTCTGGAAATTCTTTATAGACATTAACGCAATCTACTATCTGCCATCTGTTCTCTTTATAGGTATATGCTAGTAGTGCAGAGGGGTCATTCTTTTGGTCAGCAGTATATGCAGGGTCAATTACAAAATTAACTATCGCCTCATCAACTCTATACCTATCAACCTTAAACCAATCCTTATGTATCATCCCACTGTCTAGGGGTGTAGGTGTTTGTTGTAGTTGTCCTGCATAACCATAACTACCTAATGCACTTTTGTAATCATCTAATATCTTTTGACTAAACCTATCTTTCCAAAACAACTGAGTATCTTTCTCATAGAACTTCTCTAAGTATGCAGGTTTTATGTTACCATCTCCACTTTTAGCAGGAATACAGATGTGTTTATACTTTAATCTAGTTTCTTTGCCTAATAAGAACCCTGTCAAGTCATCTTCGTGTACTCTTTGCATAATTATAATCCTAACTCCAATATCAGGTTGATTAAGCCTAGAATAGAATGTAGTCCTATACCATTCGTTAGCGTTCTCTCTTTCTGTTGCTGAATTAGCCATTTGTGGTGAAAGAGGGTCATCTACAATAAGAAAGTCTGCTCCTTGCCCTGTAACAGTACCACCTACTGATGTTGCTCTTCTCATTCCAACAAAATTGTTCTCGTATCTCTCTTTTAGGTTTTGGTCTTTCTTAATATGAAATACATCTCCCCATCTTCTCTTAAACCAATCACTAAATATAATATCTCTACTCTTAGTTGCAAGTTCAATAGATAGAGTTGCAGAGTATGAAGAAGTAATGAATCTTTGTTTAGGTGATTTTATCCAAGCCCATACTGGAAACATAACAGTTACTATAAGTGACTTTGTACTTCTAAATGGTACATTAATAATAATATCTTTAGTTTTAGGCTCTTGTGCTATTACTCTCTCACATTCTGCTTGTAGTAAGTCGCATATATACTTATGATGCCAATTAGTAGAAAGTGGTACTGCTGGTTCTACTACTATCCACGCTGCTTTAAAAAACTCATAGAAACTCATCTCACATAGTTTCTTTTCTAGTGCAAACTTCAGTAATGCTTTATTCGTCATCTAATTCTGTATAGTCAATATCTTCTGCTTCTTCTAGTCCTCTAATTTGATTTTTAATATCTTCAAGTGTTGCTCCTTCAGTTAAGTTAATCTCAATCTTAGTTTCTGAATCTCTTTTAATCTCTGTTGATGATAGTTTAGGCATTGCATAGTTCATTAGTTTAGCTATTGCATCTATGTATGCACGTGGGTCTTCATCAAAGAGTATATCTAAAGCCATCTTAATCTTTACAGGTTGTCCTTCTAATGCGTAAGCTAAAGACTTCCTAGTCATCTTAGCTAGTGTTCTTGTTTCATTATTCTTAGGTAGTAAAGACTTTGCAGATTTATTATAATCTTCTATGTTATTAGGTCGCTTCTTCATAGCCTCATCACCTACTTGTTTCTTTTCTTCTGACATCATTATTCGTTTAGTTTGCCAATATACAACATTGTTTCAAACTTCATTCACAATAAAGATATAAAATTGAACTTCTCTAGTTTTATTGTAACTATATAGCCCTATATTTAACTTATCTTTTAACATTTTACCCTATACGACCTTTTTGTATGAAAACTGTGAAACTATTTAATTCTCAAACACTATCTTCGTGCCTCTTATTAAAACCTATATAAGACTCTAAAGAAGTCAGTTAAAACAAACTCTATGAAAGTCTGTATAAGCAACAACAGCTTAACAGAATAGAATGTTATAATAACAGCCACTCAATCTTCTAGTAAACATCATTGCTCATATCGCAAAGTATCTGACTCTTTGTTAATAGATGTTTAAGTATACACCTTTTATAAAATTGAACTTTGGTTTTGTGTGTGTGCGTGTTGGTGTCCAAAAGGGTAGTATATACTCGCTGACGGAATCCAAATATCAACCCTCTTTTTATCCAGTCTCAACACAATTTCATAGCTTTTTACTTGTTTTATTGCTCAAAACTGAACTAAAAACTGGTTTAATGCTTGGTTTTTGGGGTGAGAGTGTATGAATAAAGAGAAAAAATCAGCTATAACACTAACTTTTCAAACAAAATTAATATCCTTTTACTAATTTTTAAGCAAAAAAAAAGCCTAAATTAATAGGCTTTTATAGGTGTTTATTGTCTTATTTTATCCAAATAATAAGGCTAAAACAAATAATATAAGGTAAAAAGTGTTGCTAAATTCAGTCGGCTTTAATTCTCCTTTACTCATTTGATTTGCTTTTTAAGTAGTTGTTTAACTTCTTTTTGTAGTGCTAAAGTAGTTTCATTAGTGCAGGAAGTAGAAAATAAACTATCGTTTTCTTTTTGCAAATCTATTATTTGTTTGCCTTGCTGATTGATTAGCTGCTTAAATTGTTTTACTACTTCTTTGTCTTTCTTAGCTGCTGCAAATAGTTTAGCTATTGTATCAGCATTAATACTTTCAGTTTGTTTACCTAATTCAATGCGTGTATATGCTACCTGAAGTTGTTCGGCTTGGTTGCTTATTGTTTCGTTAAGGTGTTGCTTATGCTCCTTGTCGATTTTTATTATTCTATTCATTATATCAATAGTTTCATTAAGTACATCTATTCGCTCCTGTTGGATTTGTTCTGTTGTTTTATTCATTATTTTATTTTAAGTGAAAAGTATATTTTTTATTCTCTTTTATTAATTGTTCAATTATATATGAAATGCAATTATAAGAATTTTCATTCTCTGCATCTTGTTTGTATATTATAATTTTGTCCTCATCATAATAATCTATATGCCAAGAATAAAATTTTTTTATTGTTGTATTATTCATTATTTTATTATGTATTTATTTTTATTAATTGACAAAGTAATTAAGGTTTTTAAATTTAGACTTCTCCAGCCTTTAGACTTCATATCATAGATAGGTATCAAATCATAGTTTTCTGCCTTGTAAGGTGCTTTTCTGCCTGTTTTAGATATGTATTTTTTAAGTCTGGCGTTCATTAGTCTGTGGCTGCCGTCCTTCTTTGTGAAAGTAGCCGCAAATATCTTGCCTTTACTTTCTTTTATTAGTTCTTTGGCTCTGGTGCTTGTTATTGTTATCATAGTTTATTAGTTTAAATTATTAAAAAGGTAATTGGAATTTAAGTTCTTTTATAAGTTCTTTTATCTGTTTGTTAGTGTAGTCCCTGCAGGAAGTAATAATATTTATTAATATTTTTATATTGGTTTTCTTTTCTATTGCTGTATATTTATTGTTATCATTTATCTCATCAATCTCCTGAATTATCCAGAAGGAAAACTCATTTATTAAATTTCGTTTTTGTTTTGATATCATAGTTTAGTTTTAAAGGGTTTATAATTGTTTTTATTAGTGGTATACTAGTCCAACCTTTTTATTGTCTGTAATAGCTTGTAAATCATTACTAGATGCGTCTATATATCCAGCACTTAACAAGGTTGCAACATCTTTAAAGATTCTTGCGTGTCTATGCTTATTTACATCAATTAAATTATCAATTTTGCTACCTTCTGAAAATATAATTTTTAGATTTGTTGGTACTGTCAAACCTTCAGTAAAAAACTTAATGCTTTTTGTATATGCGTAAAAAATAACATCTTTGTTTTGTTTTGCTATTGTTACCCATTTGTTGAGGTATTCAGGGCTATAAAAATCGCCTGAATCGTGTATTCTAACGTGTGTTGGTTTCTTCTTTTTTATTTCTTCATTCATCAAAGTATTAAAATTTTCTTGTTTACTTAATAAATATTTTTGTTCCATCAATTCCTGAACAATTGGAAACCTTGTATAATTTCCTTTTTGAGCGTAACAATATTTTTGACATCCTCCAGCAAATGGGCAAGTTGTTTTGCCTGCTTTAGTTTTAAAGGCTGGAATACTAAAATTTAATATCTTGCTTTTATTTTCTTTAGATGTTTTTTTCATCTTGCTATTTTGTGTTAGTAAATTCATTGTTAAAGTTTTAAATTAATTATTTATTTTCTGTTTCTTCTTCTTCTTCTTCTGGTTCTACTTGTTTATGGCAATTAATACATATATCATCATAATCATTCATATCTAAGTAAGCGCCACAAAATGGCTCTTTGCATTTGTTCGGCTCTTTGTCATCCCATTCAATAGGATTTGGTAATATAGGCGTGTAAGTCATTTTTAAAGGTTTTAAAGAGTTATTATATCAATTAAGTTTATAGTATAGCAAAGCGTATAAAGTAGTATAAAACAAGCTGCAAACGAAAAAGCATAAAATATTATATTTTCGCTGGTTGAGTACTTTTGTTTTATTTTTACTTTTGTTATATACTTAGGATAAATTTCTTTTTTCATAATTTTAAAGTTTTAGTTAATTATTATGATGCAAATATACGGCACTTTTTAACAATAGCAAATAAATTGTTATAAATTTTAACAAATATTGAAATTTAGAATGATTCTAAATAACTGATAATTAGTAAGTTGCAGTATATAGAACGCACATATACACGCATACACGCACATAGGAGAAGTCTGGCAGTTTCAGCAGTTTCAGCAGTTTCAGCAGTTTCAGCAGTTTCAGGCAGAAATTTAAGAAAAGTTTTTGTAAAAGTTTTTTAGAAAATTATTTTATTTTCATATACCAATCAAGGACATCCATACATTCTTCTAATCCTTTAACTACTTTGGCAAAGTAACCTGCTTCATTAAGGTCAGCTACCCATTGTTTTTGTTCTTTGGATGCATAGCCAGTCTTATCAGCTTTAATCTCTAAGAACAGCCCTGCGTACTCGCTATTGACCTTACATATCTGCATATCAGGAAAGCCTTTAACATATCCAGTCTTCTTAGCCATTATAGCTTGAGTCATTGAGGTTCTTATACCACCTAGAGATGCACAGTATCTAACTGATGGGTAGGTAAACTGTATGTATGTACAGAATGCTGATTGTACTCTAGCTTCTTTCTTCATTGCCATAGCTTATTCTCTATCACTTGTAGTACCCCTCTTACCCCCTCTTCTACCCCCTCTACCCTCTACCCCTCCCTTCTTATCAGTATAGGTAGTACCTTTAAGTAGTTGATACATTAATGGTTGTGATACTTCATACTTCCTAGCCATAGCAGAGATAGTTATCTTATCACTAGCAGTATTAAACTCTAGTCTTATAGCATCAGCTTCAGCAACAGTAAACTTTCTTCTTGAGTAGCCTCCACCTCTTGAGTCTTTTCTATCACCTACTTTTATCTTTCTTATCTTTGGCATAATTTAATATTCATCTATGAATCTATCAACAGTTTCACCATATTGGTTTTCAACATCAACACTTGTTATAGTGATGTCTACTTTGTTTAGCTTCTTTTTATTTAAGTAACATATTCTATCTATCAGTTCTTGGTCATTCTTTATTTCCTCTATGTTAGAGGTTAGAGCAAATGTATCTAATATACCAGTGGTAACCTTCCTAGTTACAGCAGTCTTATTCTTTATCTCATATGATATAAATACTCTAAATATCGGTTTTTTCATTTTTAATCTTATCTAATTCAAACTCAAGATGATTGATTGCTTTCTGTATGCACTCAACACTTGTAGAATGTTTCCTTTTTGCTCTGAGCAAATATGTGGTGGCAGTTCCGACATTATACGATAAATCAAAATCTTCAATTACTTTCCTAGCCTCATAGCCATACACCTTACCAATGTAATAGTTAGGTATCTTGTCTTTACTGTAGTCTGCTACTAAACCTAACTCTTCTTTAGTTAGTTTCATCTTAGGATTTATTGTATCACTCGTAGTATATCCATTCCTACCTTTCTCGTAATAAAGTTTATTGTGTTTTACTGTCATTTTGTTTTTGTATTTCGCTGTAAGTTCTATTTCTATCGTGTGCTAGTCCTCCTGTCCTAGTTACTACCTTATCTCTTTTCTCTATCTTATCCATCTCTTCTATCCTCCACACAATCTTTTCATTTTGTCTATCTCTTATCTTACCCTCTACAATACTCATAAATATCATTATGAAAGCTGCAAAGAATATAAATCCTATTATTAAATTTAAATAAATCATTGTGTTAAAAGTCTTAAAAGTTGGCTACTCGTATATATTCTCTCATTTCCTGCATACTCATTATAGATACAAGTAAAGTTATCTTCTTCCCATATCCATAAAGAATTGACATTGTTCTTGATGTGTCCCTTAAGTACCCACTTGATTGTTTTGTATGTTCTTTCTACTGCCA